CTCCTTCGCCACCCTGATCAACGTGATCGCCAAGGCCACGGCGAAGATGGCCGACTTCCTGACCGGGCTCGGCGAGGCCGTGGCGCGCGGCCTCGGATACTCGGGCGGCCTCGGCGACATGAAGGACCGGGTCCACGAGATCAACCAAGAGCTGGACAAGATGGACAAGCGCGACCCGTCCCGGGCCGGGCGCGCTGCCATCCGAAACGATGCGAAGCGCAACGAGCTGATTCAGGAACGGCTCGACCTGCTCAACAAGATTCGCCACATCGAGGCGTTGACCAGCACGGTCTACGGCTCCGGCGTCGGGATGGGCGGGTCCAGCCCTGCGGCCGCCTTCGGCCCGATGACCGGTCACCCGGGCGGATCCAGCAACACGTCGACCCCGACCGGCCCGACCGAAAACGACAAGTCGGCCGCACAGAAGATCTTCAAAAACACGCGCACCGCGCTCGAGAAGTACCAGATCGAGGTGGGGAAGATGAACCACCTGCTGGACGTGGGCGCACTGCAATGGGACACCTACGCCCGCGGCATCAGGAAAGCGACGAAGGAGTACAACGACGCGGTCAAGGCCGCGAACAAGGGAAAGACATTCGTCGGGCAAGACAACCCGAACAGCGGCGCCCCGGGGTTCCGCGGAGAGGGCGCGCAGGCCGCGAGGCGGGCGAAGGAGGCCGCGAAGATCTTCGAGCAGACGCGCACCCCGCTCGAGAATTATCAGGCCACGATCGCGCACCTCAACGACCTGCTGGCAACCGGCGATATCAGCTTCGAGACCTACTCGCGTCGCGTGAAACAGGTCACGGATGACTACACGCAGCTCGTGCAGCGCGCGGAGAAAGGAAGCGACCAGATATCGCAGTTTGCCATCAAGGCCGCGCGCAACATGCAAAGCGCGTTCGCCGACTTCCTGTTCGACCCGTTCAAGAACGGCGTCGAGGGCATGGTGCAGGACTTCGCCGACGCCATCCGGCGCATGGCGGCCGAGCTGGCGGCGCAGGACTTCCTCCGGTACATCGCATCGACCAGCTTTGGGCAGTCGATGGGCCTCGGCAAGCTCATGGCGGGGCAGTACCATGCCGGCGGTATCGCGGGGGCGAGCGGGGTGCGGCGCGAGGTGAGCCCGCTGGCCTTCCTCGGCGCGCCGCGCTTCCATAGCGGCGGGGAGGTGCCGGCCATTCTCAAGGCGGGCGAGGAAGTGCTCACGCGACAGGATCCACGACACCGAGCGAACGGCGGGGGCATGCCGGCGAACGTGTCCGTCGAGGTGGTGAACAAAGGCACCCCACAGACCGTCGAGGGCGACCCGACGCTGCGGCAGAACGCCGATGGCATGGTCGTGAGCGTCGTGCTAAAGGATCAGGAAACCAACGGGCCGATCACGCGCGGGTTCCGCAGCATGATGGGCAAGGGCGGGCGATAGGATGGCGGACTGGCCGAACCTTGGACAGATGATCCCCCCAGTGGAGCAGACCCCGGTGCCGCTGGTGATGACCTCGACGGTCGAGCATGGGCCACCGAAGCGGCGAAGCGTCGGCGGCAAACAGCTCCTGCACACGAAGATGCGATATCGGCTCACGCACGCAGAATTCATCCAGTGGCGCGAGTGGTACCAGAACACGATCAATCACGGCGCCTCGTCGTTCAACTGGATCGACCCGTTCGACGGCGTGAGCAAGACGGCGTGGCTGCTCAACGGCAACTGGCGCGCGCAGGCCGAGACCGGAGGTAACCCGATCGGGCGAATCCTCGAGGTGACACTGGAGACGTGGGATGTCTAGGCCGTACACCGATGCCGGGCGCGCGCAGCTCAACGCGCTGTCGGCCGACGACAGCCCGGTCCTGCTGCTGGAGATCCAGCACGACGATCTCGCCGAACCGGTGCGCGTGGCGCAGCACACCGAGGACGTGCTCCGCACGGACCCGACGCCCACCACCGCGCCGGACCTCACGAGCAACGGCAACGACGGCACGCTGACAGGCGGCCCGGTCTGGACGACCGACGGGCCGAACGAGGCAATTCGCGGGGCGCTCGCGTATGACGGCATCAACAAGATGTATGTCGATCTGGCCTACGCCCCCGCGCAATACCCCGGCTCGGGAAGCTGGACAATGGAGGCGTTCGTAAAGGCCCCCGACAGCAACACGAGCAGCGTCGTGACGCACACTGCCTCGAGAGGCGGCCCCGCATTGTCGCTGCACCATGACACCGCAAACCCCGGGCAACTCGCTTTCACGCTCACGGATTCGTCATCCAACGCCCTCACCGGTACGTTTTCCGGCGCGGCGTTCAACGATGCGTGGAACCGGATTTCATGGGTAATCGACCGCGCCACGAATATCCTGCGGCTGTATATCAACGGCGCACCAAGCCCCGATACGTTCGATATTTCGGGACTTGGAGATATCTCGCAGCGCCCGGGCTTGGACTACGACATCCTCATTGGAGACGATTACCTGCTCGGGCAGATAACGGACTTCCGCCTCTGGAACGTCGCCCGCACGCAAGCCGAGATTCAGGCGGACATGAACATCCGCCTGACCGGCACCGAACCCGGGCTGGTGGGGTACTGGCCTCTCCAATCCGTGATCACCTATACCGCGCTGGCATTCGATGCGCACCTACCGGACGACGTCGACGGCACCGAGCCGCGGGCGCAGCTCGTGATCGACAACATCGGCGAGGAATTGGTCCAGTGGCTGGAGATGAGCAGCGGCGGCGAGGGCGCGACCGCGCGGTTCATTCAGGTATTACCGAGCGACCCCGATACCATCGAGTACGAGGTCACGATGGACCTCGCCAATGTCGACATGACCCCCGTCGAGGTAAGCGGCGAGCTGTCGTTTGACAGCCTCGTCAACACGCCCGGCGTGGCGATCCGCCATACCCCGGAAACGACCCCGGATATCTTCTGATGCTCGAGCATTGGTCCGACGCCTATGTCGACATGCCCTACGCCAAGGCCGACTGCGCCGAGCTTTGCGCGCTGGTGCGGCGTGAGATTTTCGGGCACACGGTCTGGCTGCCCACAGAACGCGGATTCGGCCTGCGCGACATGAACGACCAGATCGAGGGGCTGTTTCACGAGTACGTCGTTCGCACGAGCGACCCGGCAGACGGCGACGTGGCGCTCATGTTTTGTCGCGGGCGCCTCCGACACGTCGGCATCTTGTGCCTGATCGGGCGCCACACCTACGTCCTGCACGCCATGAAGATTTTCGGCCGGACCTGCCGGCACCGGACAAAGGATCTGTTCATGCACGGGCTGACGATCGAGGGATACTACAGATGGCGGTAACGGCCGACATGGTGCCGCGCATTGCCTGCCGGCTGGTCTACGCGGACAACCCATTGCTGCCGGCAGCGAGCCGGACGATCCTGCCCGTGCGGGTGCCCTCGGGCACGCCGCTCGCGTCGGTAATCCACGAGTACATCCCGCACATCGCGGCCGACACCGCCATCGTGCGCGTCAACGACCGGATCCTCGAGCGCGACGACTGGCCGTGGTATCCGCTGTGCGATGGCGACGTGATCCATGCCGTGGCGGCGCTCGGAAACGGCGGCCATTCGGACGTCGGCCGGGCATTGCTGACGATCGCGGTCGCGGTCGCATCGATCTACGCCCCGGGTTACTTCGGCGTGACCAGCGCCTTCGGCGCCGCTGCGACCCGGGCCGCCGTGCTGATCGCAGGGCAGTACCTCGTGAACCGGATCATTCCGCCACGCCTCCCCGACTTCAGCAACAAGCAAGCCGACACGGGCAGCCCCACCTATTCGATCGCCGGCGGGCGCAACAGGGCCCGGGCCTACGAGCCGATGCTGCTGGTCTACGGCGACCACAATGTGGTGCCGGACATCGGCGCGAAGCCGTACACCGAGTACGAGGGGGAGGATCAGTACCTGTACCAGATCTTCCATTTCGGCGTAGCGAACAGCCTCGGCCTGTCCGACTTCAAGATCGGCGAGACCGACTTGTCGAAGTACGACATCGACATCGGGGCCGACGTCCAGATATCGGGGTACGACGGCAAGCTGACGCTGTTCCCCGGCAACGTCGACACCATTGAGGGCGGCACCCTGACCGGCGACTCGACGTGGGTGACGCGCACGACCAGCACCGACACAACCGAGTTCGGCATCGATATCGTCGGCAGCCTCTACCAGATCGAGAAAGACGGCATCGGCAACCTGTCCTGCTCGATCGAGGCAGAGTACCGCGTGGCCGGGTCCGCGGATTCGTGGTCTCCGATCTGGCAGACGGACGTCACGGTCACGCGCGACCACTATTGGTCCTTCGGCTATTACCCGCCGTTCGGCAACACCGAGTGGGTGCAGCTCAAGTACGACGACTCGACGGACTCGAGCAAGTACACCGGCGCGCCGCACGAGACATTCACAGTGTTTCGCGGCCGAGGCAGCTCCATCGATGTAGACGCCTACTGGCGCTGGCGCCCATACAGCGAGACCGAGAATCTGTGGACCCGGTACGGACGCGCGGGCCCTCCGACGACCGCGACGTGGAACGACGCGACGCCCCCAAAGACATACCGCCAGCGCGTCAACGCGAAGATCATCACGAACGGCACCTCGAAGCCCGTGCGGTTCACCGAAAAGGTGCGCGTGCCGCAAGGCCAGTACGAGGTCCGCGTGCGCCGGACCACGCCAGACTTCACGGACGACAAGAAACAGGCGCAGTTCACGTTCACGCAGCTCAAGAGCTACCAGCCGGACACGGCCGACTATACCGGGCAGAAACGCGTCGCCATCAAGATCCGGGCGACCGGACAGCTCAACGGCGCGATCGATCAGTTCTCGGCCGTGGCGCATGCCCCGGTGCTCGTCTACGACGACGCGAATGCGGCGTGGGTGACGAAATACACCGCGAATGCGGCGTGGGTGTTCCTCGCGCACGCCCGCGGGCAGCACGACGCGAACGGCAAGCGCCTCTACGGCGCAGGGCTTGACGACGAGCGGATCGACATCGAGGCAATCAAGGATTGGGCCGCCTTCTGCGAGACCAACAACCTCACCTGCAACATCGTGTTCGACAGCTACCAGAGCGTCGGCGAGCAGCTCGACACGATCGCGCAATGCGGGCGGGCCAGCAAGACGTGGGGCACAGGCAAGCTCGGCGTCGTGATCGACGAGCCCGGGGCCGTTGTGGCGGCATTCGGCATGACCGATATCGTCGCCGGATCGTTCAAGGTCAGCTACATGACGCGAGCCGTGCCGGACCAGATCGAAGGCCAGTACATCAATGCCGAGATCGGATGGAAGCCCGACGTGGTGCGCGTGAACGTCCCCGGCGTTACCTCGCCCGAGCGCCCGACAAGCGTGCAGCTCGTGGGCGTTACGAACCCCGAGCAAGCCGCGCGCGAGGTGAACCTGATCGCGGCGTCGCAGTATTACCATCGCAAGCGGATCGAGTGGCAGACCGACGCAGCCGGCCTCGTCGTCCTGCGCGGCGACACCGTGAGCCTGTCCCACGACCTCACCCGATGGGACTACAGCGGGCGCATCACCGCCGGAGACACGACCAACATCACGCTCTCGCGCGAGATCCCGTTCTACGGCCTCGACACGGCCGTATGGATCATGGCGATTCAGCCGGACGGCACGCAGACCTACCACGACGTGCAGCCGCAGGCGGTGGGGCAGAGCGATGCAATCGAGCTGCTCACGCCCCTGCCCGCGGCGCCGACCGTCGACTGGCGATTCTTTGCCGGCACCAGCAGTACCCCCGGCAAGAAGCTGAAGATCATCGACGTGCGCCCGGCCAGCATGAACCGCATTCGGATCTCGGCCGTCGAGGAAGTCGACGAATACTACGCGGCCGCGGACGGCACCTTCGACGTGCCCGGAAGCGTGACGGGATACCGCGACGCGCTCGCCGGCTCGATCGGATTCGATGAGCAAGTGCTGACCGGGGACGGCGTCACCCGCGTCTACATCACGTGGGAGCTGGTGGATGCGGATTCCGCGCGCCTGCGCGTGCGCGTCAACGGCGGCAACTACACCGAGTACCCGGTCACCACCGCGCGATCGCAGCACATCGACGTCATGCAGGACGACGTGATCGACGTCGAGGTCAAGCCGATTCAGAGCAACGCGCTGCTCGGGCCGAAGGGCGGCGTTACTGCCACCGCCACGCATACCGTCGCCGGGATCGGCGGCGCCCCGCCAGACGTGCAGGACTTCGCAGCATCGCGCTCCGGCAAAACCGATCGCATTCGACTGTCGTGGACCAGCGTCGCCAACGATGGGTACCGCTGGCTCAAGCAATACGAGATCCGCAAGGGCGCGAATTGGGGACAGGCAGTAAAGGTGGCGACAACCACCGATACAAACTACGAGCTGATCACGGCGCAGAACGGCACATTCCTGATCGAGGCAATCAACACGCGCCTGCAGGGCAGCACCACTGCGGCCGCCGTGATCATCAACACGGCGGCCGACATCAACGTCGTGGTGCAGGGCGACGAAGCGCCATCGTGGACGGGCGTCGGCACGAATGTGAACGTATCCGGGGGCACGCTCGAGCAAACAGACGCGACGGCCGAAGCCCGGTACGAGGCCGACGACGTCGACATCGGGGCCGTGCTCACGTCGCGCATCGAGCTCGAATGGCAACCCGTCGGGCAAAGCATCGGAGACACGTGGGACAACTGGACCGACCCGTGGACCAGATATGGCAGCGGCTGGACGTGGGCCGGACCGACCGACGTCGTCGATGCAGATATCGAGGTGGCCACCAGCGACACCGACGCGCCGACCCCGACGACCGTGCCCGACTCGGGGCCGAACAGCAACGCAGCGACGCTGGCCGGGGGGACGAAGTTCTCGCTCGAGGCACTCGCCCCCGGCTTGCCCGGAAGCATCGTGTTCCCCAACACGGCCAGCGGAGACTCTGCGACACTCAACATCGGTGCTTCGGCCGCCGACCTCGGCATGTCCAGCAACCGATTCACGGTCGAGTGCTGGTACAAGCCCGCGACGTTCAACTATCTCGTCGACATTTTCCGGTTCGGCGGATACGGCGCCGGCATCTGGACACTTTCCGTAGCGTCGAACGGCATGGTGGTGGTCAACATCACGGATTCCTCTTCCATAAATCATTCAGCGCTCGGCGGGAGCCTTACGCTTGGCGAGCCGGCCCGGATCGCGGGCGTTTACGACGGCACGGACGTGATCGCCTACATCAACGACACGGAAGTCGCGCGCACGACCGTGGGCGCCATCACCTTGAACACCACGGCCACCGGATCGGTCGGGAAGCCTTCGGGCAGCCTGTCAGAGCTTCGCGTCTGGAACATCGCCCGCACCCCGGCCGAGCTGCAGGCCACCGCCGGCGCGCGCCTCGCCGGCACGGAGACCGGCCTCACGGGCTACTGGAAAGGCGCCGACCAGCTCGGATTCACCGACTGGCGCCCGTACACCCCGGGGTATGCAACATTCCGGCACCTCAAGGTGCGCGCCACCATGCGCTCGCTCAACGGCGCTCTTTACAGAGCCGGCCTGACCGAGCTCAAGCACATCATCGACGTGCCGGACGTGGTGCAGACGTGGGAGGATGAGCCGATTGCGGCGGGAGGGACAACGCTCTCTTTCACGCCCCCGTTCACGGCGACGCCGCGCGTGTTCGTCACGATCCAAGGCGGTGCCGCCGGCGACACCTACAAGGTAACCGGCAAGAGCACGGCCGGCGTTACCATCCAGTGCTTCGACACCAATGGAACGGCCGTCGCGCGCTCCTGCGACGTCCGCGCCGAGGGATACTGATATGTCGCAGGACTTCGCATTTCTCGACCAGACATCGGGCGGCAACAGCCCCCTCGATAGCTTCCCGAAGCTGCAGACCCTGTTCCTCGCCGTACTCAGCGCATGCTCGGGCACAACCGAGCCGAGCAAGACGTGGGCCGGCCAGCTATGGCTCGACACCTCCGCATCGATGCTGCGCGTTCGCAACGACGCGAACGACGGCTGGATCGACCTTCTGGATATGAGCACCGGGCAGGTGGCAAACGCGGCCGCGCTCGAGGGCAACGCGGCTTCGGCTTTCGCCCCGGCATCCCACGTCGCAAACACGAGCAACCCGCACGGCGTCACGGCCGCGCAGGTACAGCTCGGCAACGTGCTCAACAAGACCCTCAGGTTCGAGAAGAACGGCGGGGCCGCGCTGAACGCCACGTGGAATTTCAACACCGCCACCGGCGAGCTCGCCATAACTACCAGCTAAGGGGGCGCCCCGATGGGCATCACAATCGACGGGACGTCCCTGACGGCCATCACGATCGACGGCACCGCGGTCTCGCGCGTGACCGTGGACGGCGTCGAGGTCTGGAGCCTGCGCAAGATCTGGACCTCATCGGACAGCTACGGATCCGGCACCGCGGAAACGATCGAGTACCTCTCCGACACGAACAATGCGTCCGGGCCGACATCGCAATTCAGCGTATCGCCAACCTACGACACCTCCGGGCTGCCAAACGGCGCCCGGTACGACCCCACGGACGGCGGCGGCGTGTTCCTGCGGAGCAACGGCATCACGAAGGTGCTGCCCGACCAGACGACCGCGTGGGAGCTGACCCCGCCGAGCGGAAACTTCTCAGGCATCGACCTCAGCTCCAGCTACGTCTACTTCAGCTACGGCAGCGGCCTCACGCATTCGATCGAACGGCGGACTCTGGACACGGGGTCGGCCGCAGGCGACTCGTGGAGCTTCTACTTCAATCAGGCATTCGGCGGCTACGGCCTGCACAACTTCAAGGTCGACGCGGCCGGCGATATCTTCGCGGGCGTATGGCGGTCGGCCTACAGCGACGTGCACGAGATCCGCGCAGCATCGGGCAGCGTGCAGGGCGGCGCGGTCGCGCAGCTTTACCACTACACCCCGCCAAACTACTCGGACAGCATCGAGGGATTCCAGCCGGACGCGGCCGGGAACCTCTACGCCGTGCTGCAGGACGGCAACGACTACTCGCACTTCCGGGTCGTCAAGATCGCCATCGACGGCACCACCACATGGACGCAGACCTTCGCCGGGCTTGGCACCAGCTCGGTCGTGAGGGTTGCGCCGGCGGGGCAGGTGTTCGTGATCTTCGGGAACAGCAGCGACACCCTGCTTCTCGATGGCGCGGACGGGAGTACCGTGTGGGGGCCGGGCACCCATACGTGGCCGCTCGGCGTGTCGGAGGATGGCGTGCGCCTCTCCAGCGACGGGTTCGCCTACGGCATCGACACCTCCGCTGGCGGAAACTCCACGAAGCTCGATCTCGCCGGCGGCCTCACGCAGGTCTGGACCTACGACAACGGCGGCTACCAGCACTCGATCACGCCGCAGGGCGGGGACGAGGCGCAGGGATTCTGGTAGGAGAAATCTCCCCCCTGCCGGCCCCTCGCCCGCGGGGTAGGATTGGCCGGGCATAGCGGTTTCGACCGACTGGAGACGGACGATGAGCGATGACGTGTTCAATGTGGCGCGCGGCCGCCTGCGCGAGAAGGTGCTCAACGGCGGCGCCAATTTCGGGATCCTGATTCTCAAGGCGGTCGAGGCCGACGCCACGCTGGCGGATCGCGCCACCGTCGCCGACATACTGGCGCAAGCCGGCAACGTTGAGGCCGACTTCACCAACTACATCCGCAAGACCGGGCTCTCCCCGACCGACCTCGGCCCCGACAATGCGGCCGAAACCGCGTCTGTCGATCTGGCAAACCCGACGTGGGCCAACGCGGGTGGCGCCACGAACAACACGACAGCGAAGCTCATCTTCTTCTTCGACGAAGGCGGCACCGATGCCACCCGAATCCCGATGACCTTCCACGACTTCGTCGCCACGACCAACGGCAACGACCTGAACGGGATCGTCGACGCGGCCGGATTCTACGGCTCGCAGTAATCACCGGGGCCCGGCCCCGCCGGGCGAGGCACCCGCATGAGCTACGTCATCAGCGCAGCCGGCCGGGGCGCATACCTCGCCTCTGGCCTCCCGGCATCCGCCGGGCAGACCGCGGCGTTCACCGTCGCTGCGTGGACGAAGATCGTCACCGACCGGGTCGGTCAGTGGCGCTACCACATCGAGCTCGGCAGCGCGCTCACGAACGCCCCGCAGTACATCAACGCCGGATGGCGCGCCGATGGCTCGGGGCTCACCTATGAGGCCAATTCCTCCTTCTACGACCCGCTCAACCCGGGCAACCCACCCGTCGACGCCTCATGGTTCTATCACTACCTGCGCTGCGATGGCGCCGGCAGCCTCGAGGAAGGATGGTGGGATAGCGCAAACGGCGTATGGGTGCAGGGCACCACCACGATCGGAGGGGACATCAGTCTGGCCTGCCTGACGTTCGGCAGCGACAGCTACAGCGAGTGGATCAACGGCAAGATGCAGGGCGGGCGCATGTGGAGCGCCTACCTGAGCGACGCGCAGCTCGAGGCCGAGAAGGACGCCACCGCGGCCGTCACGACCGCCGGACTCGTGATCGACGCGCCGCTCGACACGGACGGCACCGATGCATCCGGCAACGGCAACGACCTCACCATCGCCTCCGGCACCTTCG